TTCCCGATTCACAGCGGTTCAAGGAAGACATTGCGGAGATTAGCAAATTTCAGCAACAATATCCATTGTCGGCGTATACCTACTATGCGACGGGGCATTCTCTCGGAGGAACACTTATAGATGAACTTATCAAGAAGGGCATGGTGAAGGAAGCGCGAACATATAACCCAGCCATTGAGACGGATGATATTCCGAATGTCGCTCTGTCGCAGAAGAATCACCGCATCTATGCTGACGGCGATCCATTATACTTACTTCAAGGACGCTACGACAACCCCACCGAGGTTCGCAAATCGTATAAGTATTATCCGTCAAGTGCGATGGATTTTATCCCCGGTTATGATAAGTATAAGCAACATATTCTCGCAAATCCAGTATTCGTTGGTGGTATGTCAAATCCCTTTTATCACCTGCGAGGAGCAGGAATGATGGCGAACTCGCAATTCTACAGGACTGATCCGAAACGCAATCCTTTATTGAGAGGAGGAGACTCTATGGACTTTGATAATGTGCTCGTTCCAAACGATAGAGAACCCATGGAGGATGATATTATGTTTCAAACACGTTCTCCGTTGTATGGTAATGGAATCTTTGATGACATTAAATCAGGTATTCAAAGCGTCGTAGGCAAACCACCTGTGAGCGCTCACAAGGTCTGGACGCCTGCCGAACAAGCAGACATTAATAAGCGACAGCGTGTAATAGATGTAGACAAGCAAAGGGAGAAGATGATTTCTTCAAGGGTGGATTATGCTTTTAAAAATCTGATGGAGAACGCGCAGCGTCCTAATGTTCTTCAAGGGTATTATAAGAGTTTAGGAACTGACAATGTCAAGGATTACACCGCAAAGGTTAAAGCATTAGCAACCAAGGCAGCCGAAGAGTTTTATCCATATTAATTTAAAAGTGTGGCGACGTGGTGATGTGGTGATGGTTTTTAGGTTGAAATGAAAACGCGAAATGATCTAACACGTCTAACTTCCTAACGAATTTGTTAGATGAGTTAGGAGAATCCAAGAACCATACCAACCCAAAAAAGCGTCGCCACTCGCCACGCTCGCCACAAAGAGAAAATTATTATCTCCGCAGATATTGAATGAGTCCAAACCTTTAGCGCAAATTACAACAAAACTCATTCCAACCTTTCATTGACCGGCATGGCGCAGAGGAAGCGCGCGGGGCTCATAACTCCGAGGTCGTCCGATCAAAACGGACTGCCGGTATTTAGCAATATTGATATATTAGTTATTTAATATATTAATAAAAGGGTTTAGAAAGATTTGTTTTATCAGTATATAGTATATACTAATAATTCTTTCTGAAAATATGGTTGACGGATGGAATAAAGCGGCGGAGTGGATGGAGAAGATTAAGACGATTACGAACCCCAGACTGAAGAAGGGAGTTGTGCTTACACATAATGGTTTCTACTTTGCGGACAGCCCAGAGGCGACAAACTCAAGCAACCAGATTACGGAGGCGGACTATGATCGTGTGATTAAGAAAGGTGCGGCGGATGTGGCTGACATGTTTATTAAGACTAAACGTTATGCTGTTAGGCAAACTGGATCTTACTCTGGCAAGCACATACTGGAGGACAGGAAGGGATATTATATGACGAATGGTGAGTTCATCTTGGCGTCATTCATTAGCGGATTGTTTACCGGTCCTGATGAGTGGTGCTGTTTGGTGGGCGGTCTTGGCGGCAATCGGACCAATGTATCGCTTAATATCGTGCTGCCAATGAAACTAAAGGAACTGCGACACTGATGGAGTATCTCCGCATACGGCGCGATGCTTCTTACACAGGATATGCTGTTTGATCTTGCGATAGGACACTTCTGTCCCGCAGGGACAATTGATCCAACACTTCGCCAATGGACCTGACGGGCGGAGCGCTTGATAGATCTCTTCTAATACTGCGTGATGCTTATAGTAGTCAGCACGCCTTTTGGCTTGTGCTTCTTCTGTTTTAGTCATTATTACTATACTATTGAGAAAATAAACGCGAACATGTGCCGCAAACTACATTATTACACACTTTTTTACATTATTACCTGAATAATGTAAAGAATTGACTCGTATTTGTATTATTACGTGAATAATTTTAAAATTATTACCCGAATAATGTGAATTTATTAGATTATTACCTATATATATTACATTATTACGTGAATAATGTGAATATTCGCGAAAAAACGCTTAAAAATAGTATCAGAATTAGATTATTTAGCGATAATTTAATCTTGGCATACATTATACAAGAATGTCAAACATCACCTCACCTACCCAAGTGTATTACAACCTTGATGTTGCGAACGAACAGATCGGCGGTTTAGGAGTCCCTCCTGCTAAACTTCAATTCACCGAAGTTCGTTCCTCCAACTTGCTTGATGTTCCATCAGACTACTTCATGAGTATCGTCCGGTTCAGTTTAGATACTGCCGGTTCATTACCCATCTTCCTCCCACAGATAGACACACAACAACCAAACGATGCCAACTTTCCCAATAAGACAACCTACCTAATTACTCTGGCATTACAGAACGCCTCCGTTAATGCTGGTGTTCCCGTCATCGCCAATGCTCCTGTATACTATATCCCGCACAGAAGCAATCTCGGTGTGAATCAGAACGCCGCCCTTCGCCCTCCTACCTTTTCAGCCGCCGGGATGACTTTAGAGTCGGCGACCAGTCAATATTACTGGGTTCAATCGTGGGGGGCGTGGATCTCTATGTTGAACGCCGCTTTAGCAGAATGTTATAAAACCCTCTTTGATTCCGTCGCCACCGCCGCTGGTGGACCAGCATTCCAAACAGCCAATCCGGAGTTTGACACGGATAATCCGCCATTCTTTAGATGGGACGACTCAACATGTAAAGCGACATTTGTATCCCCGTATAAACTCTTTAATCAAGGTGGAACCGCTGCGGGAACATACGTAGCAGGACCTCCTCGCAACTTCCCCGACGCTTATGATGCCTCCACGACCGCATACAACGCACAAACGCCACAACTTTTATCCAACGCCGACATCAACCTCTTCTTCAACCCATCGCTTCACATTCTATTTAGCAGTTTTGAATGGATCTTCAATTCTTATACTTCGCCATTTGGAGAGTCGTTTATGATGCGAGTCTATAGCAAGATGGGTGAAAACTTCGTTTCGGGGAAACCGGTATATGCTGCCGGTGTTTATCCCACTCCAGGAACAGGAGTGCCAGGTCCAACCCAAAGGTGGGACGCTTTAGAGATGGAACAAGAATACGGAACCGGTCCGACCATGTGTCCGATCGCAAGGATTGTCTTTTTAGCATCATTGATTCCCGTCCTCCCGTCCAACATCGGCGTCCCCAGAATCTTTAGCGGAAGTGTTTCACTTCAAGGGCAACAGAATAATAACATTAGCAATGAAATTACCGACCTCGTGGTTAATTTAGTAAGAGGTGATGAATACCTGCCGAACATCATTTACGAACCAACCGCCGAATACCGCCTTTTGGACCTTCAGGGAAATCAGCCAGCATCCGCAATTCAGATTCAAGTTCAATGGGTAGATGTATACGGATACTACCATGACTTTTATCTCCAGAATGGTTGCGGTGCGCATCTGAAGATAATGTTTAGAAAGAAGGCATTTAACAATATTTCATCATAAGTTATTTAGCGACAATTTTATAATATTTTCTTCTCCGTCAATATTATAAAACGCCCAAATGTCTTCCAGTGATTTCAGCAAGGTCAAAGTCCTTTACGACGTTCTCAATACCACCGACTCCGTCCGCTACGCGGTGGTCGCCGGCGCGCAGAACATTACCCCCTCCAAATACAATGCTATTTCCAAAAGCACTTCCAGTATTACTTTTAATATTCAGACTCCATCGGAGAGCACACTTCTCGCGAGACGTATTATGATAAGGAATGTTATGGAGATTACCATTGTTGCGAAATTCGTCCAGGGAACCACGCCCAACGGAACCCTCGCCGTCAATTACGGCTTCAGCGAGTCTCTTGCCCCCTTCCCTTTCCAGACTGCTCTTAACACATGTCAACTTACTATCAACAATAATACTATTTCACAAAATGAAAAAGATGTATTGTTCCAGTTGCTCCGCTTCAACGACAGGCGCGATCTTGCCCGCTACAACAACGCCTGCCCTACCATGTATGACTCTTATTACGCTTACCAGGATTCTCTTGGTGCTAATAACAGCCCTCTTGGTGCTTGGAACGATGTCGCTCACGACCAGGACTTCCAGCCACGCGGCACTTTCCGTCTTCTTTCCATCACTGGCAACGACCCCTACCTCACCGCCGCCCCCACAAATGTTGACCGCACTATCGTCATTAAGTTTGAAACGATTGAGCCATTTATGCTCTCACCCCTAATTTGGTGCGACCCGAAGAGCAACAACCAAGGTTTCTACGGAATTCAGGTTCTAAATTGCGTTTTTAACTTGGCTTCGGATACTTCGCGTATCCTCCGTTCCGCCCAGTCTGCCTTCCTTGCCTCTGATTATGGTGTCGCTGGCGCTCCCGGAACCACCCCCAACCCCGCCTTTGCCGATCTTAAATGCTCTCTTACCGACATTGCTGAAAGCCAGTTGTATATTCAGTATTACACTCGTCAACCTTCAGACCTTGTCAGTGCGCGCAATTGTGTCCCATTTGCTGAATATCCGCGGTATTTATCTCCTATCGGAGAACTGATTAAGGCTGCCACCAAGGACGCCACTACCGGAATCATCACTCCCAGCAAATACACCTCCATCAATTCCCAGTCCATCTCTCTCAACAGCATTCCAGATAAGTTGATTATCTGTGTTCGCAAACAAATCTCCAAACAGACTCTCTATGACTCCGATCACTTCCTCCCCATCAGCAAGATAGTTGTAAATTTCAACAACAAAGCAGGTCTCTTATCGTCTGCTACGCAGTGGGATTTGTGGCGCATGTCTGTTGAGTCAGGAAGCAATTCTACCTGGAGTGAATTTAAAGGCGTCGCGGCTGTTGGTGGCGCTCTTGGCAAATATCCCGAGGGCTACAACGAGATTCCTCTTGTCGGCTCTGTTCTGTGCCTTGAGATGGGAAATCACATTGAATTAGATGACGTCTTTAGTGCCGGGTCCATCGGTCAATTTCAGCTCCAGTTTCAGTTGGATATTGAGAACTACTCCAACGAGGCATTCGCCGCCAACGACCTTGAAATCTGCTTGATTACCATGAATAGCGGTGTATTTGTATTGGAGCGTGGAACCAGTCAGACGTATACGGCAATTCTGTCTCGTTCTGATGTGTTGTCTGCCAAGTCTCAACCCGGTATGGCTCACTCGGACGTTAAGCGTCTTGTCGGTGGAGGCTGGGACGACATTATGAAGACCATTAAGAACGTCGCAGGCGTTGTCGGTCAGGTTGCTCCTATGGCTCAACAGGCACTCGGCGCATTCGGCTACGGCAGCAGCGGTGCTGGCACTTCTGGTGGCGGCACTTCTGGTGGCGGCACTTCCGGCGGCGGTATGTCCGGTGGACGTGTAAAGAAGCATTTGACTTGTATGTAAAAAACATTGCGATTCATTTAGCGACAATTTTATAATAATTTTATCTCTTGAATTATTATAAAGCAATATAGATGACTTCCTACGATACTACTTACAATCGTGATTTGGCGAGGTCGCAGCGCCTTTACGATTATGCGAACATCAAGAATGACACCCTCCAGTATAACATGGGTCCAACCCATCAGGGAGGCGGTATGTCCGGCGGCGCAGATATGATGGGTCGCCCATTTAGCGATGTTGCGAAAGGAATGGGCTATTCAGGCGGTGTCAGGCGTGGTGCTGAATTGGCGGATATGGCTTCCCCGTCGGGTCAGTTTTCCGTTGTGCCTGGAAGGCAAAAAGCGAATGGAAGCGGAATGTCTGGCGCAGGTCAATCGGGCGGAAAGCGCCCCCATCTTGTCAAAGGCAGCGCTGAAGCAAAAGCATATATGGCGAGCATTCGCAAAAAGAAAGGCAATGGCGCCGGTGTTTACGGAATGCCAGAACTTCTCGGACGCACCACGCAGGTATTAGAGGGTCGTGGTGGGACTGACGGATTCCCATCTGGATTTAAGGACAACCGACCACTCTCAATGGCGGGCGGAGGCGCTTCAGGTGGTGCCGTTCCTTTGAAACAACAACTACGAGGCATCCTTGACGATCGCACTCTGAATGGTGGCGGTATGTCTGGAGGCGATTTTTGGAGCGATCTGGGTGATGGTTTCATGTCGGTTGTTAAACCAATCTCACAGGTTGTAGGCGCGGTTGCCCCCTTTTTGGGCGCAGGTCAGTCAGGCGGAAATGATGGTATTTCCAGCGAACTCTCTCTTATGTCCGGCAGCACGCCTCTCGCTGAAGCATTTTTAGGTGGACGCAAACCCTCCGACGTTCCCAATGATGAAAAACTTATGCTTATGAAGAAGGCACTTGCCGACTATGCTATAATGAAGCAGTTCAAGAAACACCATGCCGCCGCACAGGGTCGGGGCATGTCGGGTGGCAGTGATTCTGGATTAGCGAACTCCGTTCTTGACAGACAAGTTGGTTGCGGTATGTCTGGTGGCGCACTCTCTTATGATGGCAATATGGCTATGGCTGACGCTATGGGCGACATATTCGCAGGTATGGGAATGAGCGGCGGTGCTTCTCATAAACTCAAACTGAAAGAGGAAATGTATGGAACATCCATGGTTGGAAATGGTATGAGTGGTGGCGATGACGAAGATATGAAATATGGATGTGGAACATCTGGCGGAAAGCGTCCTGCTCGTCTCGTCAAGGGTAGTGCTGAAGCAAAAGCGTATATGGCGAGCATCCGCAAGAAGGGTCGCGGGTTGAGTGGTGGCGGTATTATGGAGCCAGCCGTCAGCGCCGAAGTCGGTCAGCCCCGTTATTCATACGGCAACATGGCTGACACTGCCGGTAAATCTAATGTAGGCAGTGGTGGCGGTCAGTCAGGCGGACGTAGACGCAGAGGAAAAGGAATGTCTGGAGGCGATTTTTGGAGCGATCTGGGTGGCGTGGCTTCAAACCTCGCCCCCTTGTTGGCATTTTTATAAATAGCGGAATCTTTAGCGACAATTTTATAATAATTTTATCTCTTGAATTATTATAAAGCATAAATACTATGGTGAAAAAGATGAAAGGCGGCGATTTGACCGAAGAACAGAAAAAGATGCTTGCCAAAGCCGGAGCGGATAGTTTGGGTTGGGCTGCTAAAAAGTTTGCGAAAAGCGACATGGGACAGGAATTGGGCGGTCTCGCGAGCAACGCGCTCTCATCCGGATTTAACTGGTTATTTGGAAACGGACAATCCGGCGGTGTTGGTGTTGGTGGTGCGAAAGGCGACATGCGCCGATTCCTTGCGAACCGCGCAGCGCCCAACAAGGTTCCAAATTCAGTTCGTGTCCGCGAGATGAATGATGTCAAGAACTACAACCGCAACCAGCAGCAGCGCGTGTTTGATATGTCAAAGCGCCAAGTCCAGAGCGAAAGCGAGAGCATCAAACCCATTGACGCGAAAGACGCAGGAGCAGCATTCAAACTCCAAACCTACATTTCCAAACTACAGCAGATTCTCGGGCAGAAGGCGGATCTGTTCTCACAACTCCAAGCATCCCCGTTTACCGATCTGAATCAACTGAAAGGCACAACGAAGCAAGCCGGTTTGCTTACAATGATGACATCCAAAGCAGAATTAGTCCAAGCGTATAATGAGATGGTGGCGTATGTTGCCCTCTTCTTCAAGGATATTCAACTTGACAATCGTGTCCGCGACAGGATGTATGCTGCCTACTTCCAGCCCCTCATAGACCAGATGCGTCAATTGTCTCAACAATATCCATCGCTGTTTGAGACCTTACCGGCACCTGAAAGAGGACGCGCACAACAGCCCGACACTCGGCAGGGTAAAGTGTATGACCTTGCTCGTAAAGAGTTGCGCGACATGTATTCACTTCTTAATGTTGCCGCCGATAATATCCAGGACGGCATTTTCCGACCCATTGGTCCCAAAGATGTTGCCGAGTATTCCCGCGATAATAATGTAAACGCCACCTTTTCAGCCAACCCTCCCCCACCGGGTCCCATTATTCCCTCTTTGGCGTCTCAACAAGCACAAACGCAAGTCAATTTGGCGCAACAAATAACAGAAGGAAACCAGCGCGCAGCACTGGCACAAGCAGCAGAAATCGCAGCACAAAATCCTTACGATCCAAGAGGCGATCCATCTCTGTCTCCACAAGAACAGGCATCATACGCAAACCTTCAGCGACGGACACGCACGACGGATAGAGTTTTTCCAATAAGAGATGCGAATCAACTGGACCAAGATCTTCGGGCAGGAACATTAGAGGTTCAAGAGGCATTATCACTTATGGGAAACTATATCGGGATGGGAATGCTACTCGGTGCTCCTGTAAGTATGGCTGCGGTTGAGGAGACAGAGCAGCAGATACAGGCGGGTAATCCACGACCTTTAATGGATTTGTATGATAGTGTTCTTCCACGGATTCAGGTGTATAATGACTGGGTCATATCTCGCGGTGTTCTCGCACCACCGGGCGACGCTCCTCAATCACCTCGTCCCCAGCCTGCTCCCCAACCTGGAGACGCTCCCCAACCTGGAGGCGCTCCCGCATTACCCATTGCGACCGCTGATGAAATAGACACGGCTGTTTTGGCATTTGTCGCTAATTCAGGATTCCCGACAGATGAAAGATTGCCTGATGCCGATAGTGGTGCTGAAGGCTCAAGATGGCGTCCTCTTTTTAATATAGAGCGACAATTGGCAGCAGATTTTAATAAACGGGCAAGCACTATCAAGCAAATCAAGCAGGCGATCGGCAGGTATAATTCCACTATTCCAAAGAAGAAACCAGGCAAGAAGCCAAAGACACCCGCAGCACCAGCGCAACCCGGTCAAGCAGGACCAGCGCAACAGGCAGCGCCAAATTATGATAGTTTCAATATTGCGCAGAATAATAGTGCCGAAGCCCGCGCAATCATCTCCGCCATTTTGAGAGCAGAGGAGCAAAAGGGTAGTCTGTTGGATTCACAATCGCAAGCGGACGCTAATTCTGCTCTGGATATTCTGGAGAGAGATAATCGCAATGCTTTTGATACTATCATGGCGTCGCAAAATGACGATAAGTCTTTGGTGCGTATGGATGTGTTTTTGCCTATGATGGCGGCGATTAATTCTGCGAAGAGGGCAGCAGCGCGCACGGATAATCGTCCCGATGGCGATTATGTCGGTCTGGGTATGTCCGGCGGTCGTCTCCGTTCCCACCAAAACATGCGCGGTCGCTCCGGTCGTGAACTGGATTTCGTCCCCGCAAAAGCGCTCAATTCCGCCGCACCCCCTGTATCAATGGGATATGGATCGCAGCATCGCCCCAAGTTCGCGTGGGAACAGGAGGAAGAGCGCGCAGGTGGGCGTTATGTGCGCCAGGACCGCCAAATATACAATGCCAATGGTGGTCTCGGTATGGTGAATCCCGATGCTGAAATTGGCGCTTATCAGGTTCTCCGTAGGGCGGGTGAAGTCGGGCATCGTGTGTCCGGTGGTGTTTACCTTCCCAAAGAATACGTCGTTCAGCCTGCCGGTGAGAAGGAGTTCTTCGGATATGGTGTGGATGGCGATAATGATGTCTTTGGCATGGAAGGCGGTTATGGTTCTCTCAAACGCCGTCTCGCTGGTGGAATGGTGAATCCCTTCGCCAACGATCGCGATTACCACTACAAGCCCGTTTCTGACGGATACGACGACTCAAACGACTTTGCTTACGGCAATCACGAGGAGGAGAACGAGCATACACAACAGGCACACGAGGAGGAGGAAGAGAAGCCGGTTGACTTGGATGAGAATCCCAACCCCTTCCGTGTCCGCAATGAGAACTACAAGGTGAATACAGGCAAGATGAAGAAGGTCTCTTATAAGATGCCGGACAAATAAAGCGAATAAATCGCTGAATTATAATATCCATAGTTATTATACAAATATGGATATTACAGAAAAGAAAAAGTTAGGAAGTGAACTTCGCATTTTTACAAACGCTTTGAAGTGGGAAAATAATGAGATTGAATTATTGGGAACTGGATCGCAGGCGGTTCAGAAATACCCCTCCGATTTTGATTTCTTTTCCAGCATCAAGGGCGATCGGGATGTAAAGAAGATGTTTGCCGAGATGGAACGCATTCTGCGCCGCGCACAAGAGACGAATGAGATGACGTTCATTGAACTAAAAGTCCAGCGCAAAGACGGCGCAAAACAGAAGTTCTATGAACCATGGTTCTCCGAACAGCAGTTTACAAAAGCGGTCGGCGATCCAGCCGGATTAGATTTTATCAAGATTGACTATGTCGTTTTTGTCCGCGAAACAAATGAACTAACAGAACTATCCATCATCTATTCATTTAGCGGTATGCCGCCTATCACAGATCTCGTCGGCAAAATCAAAGACGACTACCATCATTATCACTCCGAGGGCAAAGTCTATAAATCACTGAAACGCATGTATTCCATTTATCGTCTCAAAGGGCAGAAAGAAAAACTGGTTGAATTGTCGCAGTTATTCAACAGCAGCACCGGTGCGAAATACAAGGCTTCCAGCAATCTAAAGGCGATTCTGTTGCTCGCCGAGCACCGACCAGACGACCGCGACCTTGAGAAGAAGATCCGAGTGAATCTCAATGATTTAGGAAATCAATTGGGCGTGAAGATAAACACGCTGTCCCAAATAAAGAGTCTGACCGCAAAGTTGGATAAGGAAATAGAGGCAGAGACGCAAGAATGGCTCAAAACTCACAAATCAGTTTTGCCGCCAAAATGAATTAGATTTTTTCTGTGTATAATTATATTATTAATAATATATAAGATGAGTTCCACTATTAATTTTGAGAAGATTGGGCGACCATTAGCAAAAATAGAAGGCGGGCAATTGGGCGGGAAACTTGTGAGCGTCGCACCCGCAGAGGAAGAGGGACAGAAGCGCACTTATAAGCACATTGAATTACCAGCCGGTTCCAAATTCCAGTTGGTTCCAAACACAACAAAGGAGCGCGAGATTATTTACATTACCGGTCCATCCGGTTCAGGCAAGTCTACATTCACCTCCAACTACATCAAGGAATTCAAAAAGAAATTCAAAAGCGCCGACATCTTCCTATTTTCGGCATTGAGTGAGGATGAGGTTCTGGATAAGCATGGCGTCAAGCGAATCAAATTGTCCGCAGCCCTAATCACAGACAAACTCACCAGCGCCGATTTTGAGAACGCACTCGTCATTTTTGATGATATTGATGTCATTAGCGATAAGAAGATTCGCGAAGCCGTAATTGCGACTCTGAATTCTGTCCTGGAGGTCGGCAGGCATTTCAAGACATATTGTATTATTACAAATCACTTGCCAACCGCCGGCAAAGACACGCGCCGTGTTCTCAATGAAGCCCACGAGATCGTTTACTTCCCCCATTCCGGTTCTATGAAGGGCATCAATTATCTTCTCAAAGAGTATGTCGGTTTTGATAATCATGAAATCAAGGCAATTAAAAAACTCAAAAGCCGGTGGTGTTGTATATTCAAGAACTACCCACAACTCGCAATGACGGAACGCAATTTGTGGCTGCTCGCAGAAGACGGCGATTCCGACGATGAGAAAAAGAAGTCGCGCAAATCAGGTGGCAAAAAATGGCACGAAGATTCATCGGAGGAGGAGTGGTCCAATTCCGATTCCGATTAATGATTTTTGATTTTTAGATTATTTAGAAATAAAATTGAAACAAAATAATATCAGTATATGGTATATAGACTTAAAGCCAACATCGTATATACTGATAAGCCATGTCAACCGCCATCCTTGATTTTGATTGCCGCCCCGAGAATTACAGCAGCCTTTCTGCTGCCGAACAAAGGCGTTTTGCTGACGCCGCACAAGTTGAAGCAGAGGTCGCTACGATTAGCGGTCATATATTCATCGTCTCCGATTTTGAAGACATCAAAGGTGTCGCCGTTGCGACGACCAACGACGAAGTTGAAGACACGATTCGTGGATTTATTGCGGATCCAGAATCAGCGAAGGCATGTTTTGTGGGGGGACTCCGAAACATTGTCAGATACAGAGACCCAACAGGTAAGAAGATTGACAAACTTTACAAGAAGGGCGGAAAAGATTGGGACAATTTCCTTGCGGATTTGAAACTCTACTACTGCGCCCGTGCCGTTCTCCAAAAACGTCCGATCCCCATCAACCAAACCAAGCAAGAACACCGAAATCGTATCATCCCCGAAGGAACCAACCAGTGGGAATCATTTGATGATCTGCCGACATGCGACAGCCTGCCCGACGCAGTCGCTGTTGTCAACCAAAATCCGGATGTCGTCAGTGCGACAATTGTGGAAGAAGAAGAGGAGGAGGATTCCAACGACGAGATGGATCAGTTTGAATTCGCCGAGTGGAACAAGAACAATCCACTTGATGATTACAATTAGATAAACAAGGGAGCAGTGGTCCGCTCCATTTTTTATTTTTGATTTAAAATAAAATTGATTCATTTTTCGGCGCCGGAAAATTGAAGGAAGTTAAGTCCATTAATTGGAACACAGCAATCAAAGCAACAACAAGATCAAAATGCCCGGAGCAAAGCAGAATCAGCAGAAGAAGACTCTATCCCAGATGAATACTCCGGGAATCAAAATGAATCCAACTCCAGAGGAGGCGCAAGCATTGTTGAATAAATGCTTCGCGTGTGTGATGATTCACATGAACGGAATGGAAAAGACATTTGAAGGATGTGAAACGCAGGAATTTATGGAATGGAAGACGTTTCTCGTAGGTGAAATCAAGAAGGCGTGCGAACCCGAAGGCTGGGAACACAACGGAAGCGTCGCGTTCGCGTGGAAGGTTCTGGATTGTGAATGCCAGAAATCCAAGATCATCTCCATCACAGATGGAGAGCAACACGACACAGGAATCATGGTTGAGTTCATCTGCCGCAACATCCCAAGAGAAGAAACAAGGTTCAACATGAGAGTTGTTGAGGGGAAATTGAAGGCGAAATACGGAGACAAATTCAATCTCGGTGCCGGACGCAAATGCGGAAACGATGATTGCGATTCAGTTCACACATTCCCACACGTTCTCGGGATACGGGATGGCGCACTCATGGAACACTTGGAGAATCTGGAGAAACTGGAGGAACTCAAGAAGGAGAACGAGGACCTACACAAGGGATATTTGGAAATGGAACGAGACGCTAATTACAATCACAGCGAATTTGCCGCCCTCAAGGCGGAACTGGCTGGGAATGCTGAAGAAATTGAAGCACTTGAAGATGATCTTTCCAACGCCGAGAAGGAACTGGCGGAATTTAACAGACAAATTGAAGAGTGCGAGTTGGTGCCGACTGAATGTGTCATCTGCTCCTATGCCGACGTGAACGATTTCATCTGGGCTCGCGTGAAGGACATTTGTCGTGAAGAAAAAATTGATCCCGACTTCATTCCAGCCAACATTCTCATCAAAGAGTTTAAGAGCGTGAGGGAACTCACGAAGGAGAACGAGGAACTCAAGGCGAAACTGGCGAGGTGTGAGGAAAAAAACAAAGTCTGTTGCGAAGAGAATGCGACGCTCTTTCTGAATCAGAAGAAGACCAGATTGAGGAAAAATCAAAAGCCGCGTGTCTTCACATCATTTGTCATCGCGGATTGCCCTCCCGTGCCAGAAATCAACGCGGAAGGAGCGATCCAGCGGTTTCAGGTGGTGGCTGGAGGAGCGGAAGCCGTATGCGCTGATAAACCGGAAGAGTGAAAAAAACACGACATTATTACAAATCAGGTAAGTTTGTGATGATGTGATTGAATGTGCTGTTGCGAGGCGGGTAAGTCCTCTTTTTTTCGCTTACGATGACCGCATTATCAGTATATAGAAACACCCCATTTATTCATTTGTTAGGTCTTTTCGCGTAGATTCTAACACATGGCACCATCACCACCACGAGGAGTGAGTTGTTCGGGTTCATTTTCATCGGGCAGAGGAACATCTACGACATTCAGAGAAACAACATTGTTAATAGGTTCATCATTTTCGGGGAAAATCGCGGGGGTTTTTTTTGATCCATTGATGACAATCGGCGTCAATCCGTTTGTGATGTTGGCGGTGTGTGTCGCAAAATGCCCCTCGTTGTCGCAGTAGGCGTTTTTGAACTTTGTTATGATGTCGTCGTCAATAAGCGGCGCAATGTCGGCGAGATTTTTCATATCCGTTTTGATTAATCCAAGCATGTCTTTCGGATTCTGGCGTTGTTCCCTCTTCAAAGACAATTCAACCGCAATTCGCTTATTCATTTGCGCGTATTGAAGCGAACAGATCCGGTGCGCTTCGGCGCGTTTTGGGAGTCCAAAATAGGAGTCTACGCTTTTGATGATTCCAACGAAAATGGAGGCAACACCGAGAATGATATTCATCTTGTCATAGCCGATTTCAATTCCGGTCGCAAACCCGATCGCACTGGATAAGATAATCACAGGCACATTGATTACGTTGGAATATGTGTTGTATTTTTCATACGAAAGCCGGTGTAATAAAGACAGACTCTCGCACTCTTCAGCGTTCTCTTTCAGTAAGATTTCTAAATCGGTGTCATAAGTAATTTCTTGTAATGGCATCTTTGAATACTCAAGAGATAATAATTTCATGGTGGCGACGTTGGATTATCAGTATATACGTGTGGCGACGTGGCGAGTGGCGACGCTTTTTTGGGTTCATTTGAAAATGAGAATCTCCTAACACTCCTAACAAATTTGTTAGATGGTTAGATATATGCTGATAGAACGGAAAAAAGTGGATTATTTGGGTTTTAGCGCCACATAAAAGGTGAGAGCATAATGCTCTTTGTTTTCGCGTGTTGCGAGTCATTTGTTAGGTTGTTAGGAAAGTTAGGAGATTTTCCATTTTGAAATCAACCTAAAAAGCATCACCACCTCACCACCTCACCACACTATATACTGATAAAAAAAAAGGGACTTACCCTGCCCTGCCTATATACTGATAAACCGCAGTGTTTACTTACGGGCTGCGACATCCTTCCTGATGATTGATTCCAAAGATTCCTGGGGAACTCCTGCGATCTTGCTGGCTTGAAAATCCAAAGACACGCCTCCGTGTTTCATAACGGCAAGGTTCAACCGCCCTGCGCTTGAAAAGTCTCTGTCTCCGCCTGATTTGTTTCTGACGATTATTTTGTCATCAATCTTGGTCTCTTCCTGGGTCCGAGCAATTTCGCAAATTTTCTTGTGTAGACGGATTTTGATGTCCGTTCTTCCGCCTTCTCCCGCGCATGTGAATCCGAATCCACAACCGCATTGGTAAGAAGCAAATGGAATATCCGATCCGAGCGACTTCGTTGCGGACTTGGCTTGACGATTGCTGGGAGTAAGGTTGGCTGCGAGATCTTTCATCATTCCTGACATGTTGTGTGGGTGTTGCTTTCTGGCTCTGTGTCCTATTTCAATCTGTTTTTTCATTTCAATTTTTTATCATTTTAATAGTGAAACATAAGCGCCGCAATTATCTTATTATTTATTAGTTATTTTGGTATTGAATATTCAACGCCACTCCTGCGACCCGATGTGAAAAATGCGCGGCTATGTGTTTTCCTCTATTTGGAAAAAAAATTGATTTGTTTTTCTGATTGCTAATTGGGTAAGCAGATTCAGACAACAAGACGATTACGATGAACGGAACTATGATGAAAATGAAGGCGAGCGAACACCTCCGCGTTATGGCGCTGACGGCATCCCTCCCACAAGTGATGTGCGGACACTTCTGGATTGTTCGCGATGGAGAGATTATTGACCCTGTGTTTCCCGAACACAAGCACATTCAGCGCGTCAACAGGACCACGACGGAGGTTTGTCGCATTCCTGCCAGCGAAGCGGTTCAGCGCGTGATGACCGCAATCCATCTCAAGAAGGTTCAAGAACACATTGGCGACAATGCCGGAGAATTCTTCTGGAGAGTGATGGGACGCCCCTGTTTCGGGCAGTGCTTTATGAACTGCCTGATGGAACAATCCCGCAACGGCGGTGAGATCGTGTTCGGCTCTCTGGGCTGGGTTCGCGAAGACGGAAGCAGATACTACGAATACGGAGGTGAGAACTTCAAGATTGTCGCTGACTTCACAGGAAAGACGAGCGTCTACATGGACGACATCAGGGCGAACATGGAATACAACGCCAGAACACGCAAGTAAGTAATTGAAAAAAAAAGGCAGGGTAAGTCCTTTTTTTTTGCGATTCCGATTTTTCAATTGATTTCAGAAAAAATTGAAACGATTTAATCAGCATATATCAAACACAGCAACAAATCAAGAATGACAGCATTTCAACCAGCATACGATCACTGCGACGAACGCATCAAGACGATTCAAGAAGACATCAAGTTTCACGAGTGTAAGTGTCTTCTCACTCGGCTCATGGGAAATCAAAAAGCCGAGAACGAGAAATCGTGGAACAGACTGAAGAACTGCGAGAACAATTTGCGTCTCGTCAAGATGGAGAAGATGATTTACGAAGCACACGAACAACAAAGGACGGCAACCCTCCCTTTGTTGTTTAAAAAATACAGCGAAAGCGTTGACATGTCGCTTACGTTGGGAAAAAAAGTGGCGACAGAAGAAGAATACCAGCAACTCTGTAGTGGAGCGGAGACCCAGCGTGATTACATTAAGATAATGTGTGGTGTCGCTTAAGAGAGCGATCCAGAGGCAGGGTAAGTCCTCTTTTTTTTATTCGCCATCACGGATTTCGTCAAGTATCGCCCAGATTTTCGCCTCATCCCAGTCTCCATCTCTCGGTAAATCCACCAGCGTCTTCATAAATCGTTTGCGGACGATGCCTGCGAGTTCCACATAACCCTTCAAGGTAAGGGGGACGATTTTTGTGCCACTCATGTCATAGACGTTTCCTTTGTCCTTCCACATCCACATTTTCACCTTGCTTGCCTTCGTTTTGAGAACCCATAGTTCGTTTGTTTTCATCCAGTCGCTCATTTTGATTTGTTGTTGATTTGATTGCTGTGTTCCAATTAATGGAATTAACTGCCTTCAATTTTCTATCCGCCGAAAATCATTTGTTTTAATTGAATATTCAATAAGGGGGTTTATCCGATGTCATCCCGGTTTTTCATTGATTCCAAAAAAAATTGAATTGCTTTTGGGGGGCAGATAGGTTGGTTAGTGCCTCCCACAGAACAACAATGCCGATGACTACCGAACAACTGAACGTGCTCCAGCACAAGATTATTGAATCCAAGATCACCTCCGCCTTCACAAAGAGACCAGGATTCTTTGTTGGCTGGACCCTTGAAGACAAGAAGGAATTCCTCGCTTTGGAGGAGAAGGAGATGGAAGCCATCCGGGTCTACCAAGCGGAATTCAAAAGACGTTTCCCCTCTGGATCAAGCCTCCGTGCCGACGGCAGCAATGACGACGAGAACTTCCCCGCTGAAGAATCACGCGCCTCCAAATTAGCCAGCGACGCAAAGTGGAACTTCATGAAACAGAGAAGTAAGTAAGTGAAAAATTGAGGCAGGGTAAGTCCTCTTTTTTTTCATCTCTTTTCTGAATGTTGAATATTCAATATGTGGGGTTTTATGTGAAAAATGCGCGGATTCTGGATTTCCTCTATTTTGAAATAAAATTGAAACGTTTTTCTGACAACAAATGGGATACAAGCGACAAGCAAACAACATACGAACAATGGCATCAACTGGAAAGATCTCTCTGAAATTCAAGAGTCAGACCCCCAAGACGGAACAAGACCTTTTCAACGCTCTCGCCGAGAGGTTGGTTAGGGGCGAAATCACCGCCACCCAAGCAAGCGAAGAATTCAAGGCGAAGAATGAAGAGGCGGTCGCGAAAGGAATGAGACTGGAGAAGGAAAACGAAGAATTTCGCAAGGAACTCGTGGAGACGTGTCTGAAGCATGAGAAATTCTGCCGCGAAATGAAGGAGTCGCTGGAGAAGGCGCATGCGAAAGTTGCGCTCAAGACGAAGTTGGCGGAGACATTGAAGGAGGAAGTTGCTGAACTTCAGCTTTCAAACAAACGCCTCGTCGCAATCGTTGGCACGTATGAGGAAGACCTTTCCAAATCCATCAAGGAACTCGCGACACTCCGCCGGGTGTCCGAGACACTCTACGCCAAGAGAGAGGAGGAGAACATGGAACTTGAGGCAAGGAACGATTTCATTATTGACCTACTAACCGAAGATCAGGTTGAAGAACTCATGGCACGCGACAAGCAGGCGGAGGAGGATGAAATCAGAGACACCCGCCGCACCGAGTTTCTGAAGTGGCAGATGGAACTGATGACTGACTACAAGGCAGGCAAGTTCACGCACGCCGAAGGGATGAGAATGATGAAGGAGAAATATCCCGAATTCTACCCCGACAGCGACGACGAGGAGGAGGAAGAATGCTGCGATCAGTGCGGAGAAGGAGACTGCGTTAGGTGTGAAGAATGCGACGGCTGTTCTAAAGCGATCTTCGGGCACGTGTGCGTGTGCGAGTAAGCAGGTAAGTTGAGAGGCAGGGTAAGTCCTCTTTTTTTTCAATTACTTATTTAGATGTTGAATATTCAATTGGGGGATTTTTATTATGATTCTTTTGCGCTCTATGTGTTTTTCGGAAAATTGAAATGATTTTCCAACTTATCTCCATTTGACAGCGAACAAGCAAACAACATACGAACAATGACATCAACTGGAAAGCTCACTCTGAAATTCAAGACGAACTACAGCTACATCCAGACCGACAAGAACGACAACGGAAAATACGAATGCGAAAGATGCCAGATTGAATTCAATGATCCTAACGAGGTTTTCTGGGCTGAAGTTGGCGACTACAGCAAGAAGCATGGTGTTCCCCTTTGCGTGGACTGCTGCCAGGATCAGATGGAGAACTGGGCGGACGACGAAGAAGAAGAAGATGAAGAGCATGAGAAGTTGAAGAAGGAAGCCATCGCCAGGCTCAAAGCCGCAGGACCCAGGACGCAAGAGCAAGCCGACGCAGCCGAAGCCCGCCGCAATGGCGATGAGTAAGTATCCAAAAAAAAAGAACAGGGGAGTTCTTCATTTTTTTTCTTTATTTAGGCATTTTACATTTTTACATTAAACATTTAGGAATTCTTTTTGCGATAAAATTGATTCATTTTTTTATCAGTATATAATATATAAGCCAAACTACTTAAACGGACCGACGTATATACTGATAAGACAGAATGGACCTTCAACTCACCACCACCGCTGCCACCACCGGCACCACCGACGTCATTCCTGAAATGACTCTAATAAAGCAGGAACTCTGGATAGACAATGCGATTTTATGGGAATACATCCCGGATGAAAGGGTTATTAAGGCGACTTTAGAATGCCCCCGATTGGAGGAACGCGCCGAAACACACAAGGCGCGAATGAAGAAGGCAGGAAAACCGGCTCCGGCGACAATTAAGGATGCGCTGCGCGATTACTACATTAGATACGACAAGAAGAAGAAAGCGAAGCAGTGCGTCATGGGGCGCGCAAAACACGGCTTCGGGCGCGCATTTGTGCGAGACGATAAATCGTTTGCGAATATGGAACGCTACTGCCGAAACACGCTGGCAAACAAATACTACATTGACTTTGACATTGCCAACGCGCAACTCAACATCATCAACCAAATTCTCCTTGCGAATGGATACACCGATCACGAGGCGCTTACCTTCTACTGCGAGAATCGGGACAAGTGCCTTGAAAAATGGATGAAGAAATTCAAACTCACCCGGGACCAAGCGAAGGATTTGGCGACACAAGTGATCTTCGGCGCGGAGAAAGTGCCCTATGGCTGCTACGACGATGTGCTTATTGAGATGTTTACAGAACGCGATGCGTGGGTTGCTGCCTTCAAAGAGGCGAACCCCAAACTCTACGAAAGTGCCCGTCAAGCCAATATGGCGAAAGAAAAGCGCCAAGAAAGACAACATGAAAACACGATGATTGCTTGGATCGGGCAGGAATACGAGACGCGTGTCGTGTCTGCGTGTTTGGAGTTCTGCGACCGGGAGGGACTCTTGAATGTGGAAGAAATGGGCGAAATGAAGGTTGGCTCCTACATCTACGACGGGTTTATGCTGTGGGGCGAAAACTGCGTCAAATATGGAGGGCACAAACTGCTTTCGGCGTTCAATCAGATCGGTTTTGAAGCGACCGGTTTGGACTTGGAATGGACGATTAAGTCGCACCATGACGAATGCTACGAAATCACGGAAATCTATATGGACCTGATGAAGGACACCGAAGAAAAGGCTGCCGAACCGGAAATGTCGTTTGAGGAGTATTCGGCGATCTTTGAGAAGACGCATTGTAAGATTGTGAAGGGCGGCTTATATGTTAAGAAGGACGAAGAAGGCATTGAGATTATGGACGAGAAGACCCTTACCGCCTCCTACAAGGACCTTTGGTGCGGCTGGACGCTCGGCAGAAACCCCGAGAAGAAGAGTTGGATCAAACAATGGACGACCAACAACGAGCACATCAAAAAATACGCGCGAATGGATACGTATCCCGACACGACAAAATGCCCCGACAATGTGTTTAACCTGTGGAGACCTTATGCGATGGAGCGCGTGAGATTCTGCGAGTTCAATCAAGACTGCGTGGACTTTATGAAATCGCACATCACCGAAATCATCTGCGATGGCGGCAAGCCGCAGGCAACGTATCTCCTTGATTGGATTTCCCATATCATTCAGTTTCCCGATTTGAAGACGAAAAAATGCCCCATCCTCCTTTCCAAAGGCGAGGGAACCGGCAAATCATCCCTTATCCGCATGTTGGAGAAAATGCTCGGCAAGGAGAAGGTGTGGGAGCCTCAAAAGCCCGACCGCGATGTTTGGGGCGCATTCAATGGCAACCTGCTTGGAAAGACGATTGTCGTTCTGAACGAGATCTCGCAGTATCAGACCGATAAGAGCATGGGTGAAATCAAACACTACATCACAGAACCGAAAATCAGTATTCGCGCGATGCGAACAGAGGCGCAAGAAATGTCCGACTATGCCAACTACATTGCGACCACGAATGACGAGAAGGGTGGATTCAATATCAGCGAAGACACGAGACGATTCTGGATGTTGCGCGTGAGCGACAAACGACTTGGCGACACGGAGTATTTCAACAAGTTCTACGGCTTCCTGGAGGACTCTAATTGTGTCAAGTCCCTCTACCAGTGGTTCAAGAGTCGGGAAATCACCAGCAACTTTGATGACCCGAAGGCAACACCGATCACCGAGTATCAGCGACGCATTGCCGAAAGCAACCGGAGCAACGTGGAGACGTTTCTGGAATCGTATGTCAGGTCAAACTGGGAGAAAGAGCGTGAAGGCAATCCCACGCGGGAAATGACATCAACGGACGTGTTGACTTTATACAGAGAGTTCTGCGCGAAGAATGGTGAGAAGTGGGAGAAAGGCGCAGGATCGGCGGCTGGGTTGTCAATGAAACTCAACAACAGCGACATCAGCGACAAGGCAAAGGCGACCAGTTCAGAGAAACGACGCGACGGCAGTTATAGGTTATTTGACATTGATAAGATGTTGGCTTACTTTGTCGGTAAGGGCACGATGAGGTATGAGGAGTTTAAGGGTGCCACATCGTCGGCATTGGTGGTGGCGGCAGCGGACCAAGTTGAAGAAGAGGATTAAGCGGAAATAATGTAAAAAAATAATCCGAGGTAAGTATATACACATTTTTTTACACACATGTCAAAAACGAAGAAAAACCGATTGCCATTGGGTTCGCCACCTTTAGACCCTTTGCCGCCCCCGAAATCGCTGGTGGTTGACACAACGAAGGAAATCCCTTTTGAGGAACCGCTGCCACGCCCTGCGACTCCGCCCCTGAATGTTGGGGAACTTTTAGCAAATGTGAAACCGGATGTAATGGACGAACTTAATGCGATGAAAATTGCGATCAACACGAATAATGGAGATGTGCTGCTTTGGGCGACAAATGAGCGAATCAAGTTGGACGCACTGATTGCGAAGATTGAGGAAGAACAGGCGGCAGCAGCGGAAGAAGAGGCAACCAAGTCTCAAAAACAAATTTCACAGAAGCGTTCTTACTTGCGCGATTGGTGGCGGTGGTTTCGCGGAGTTAAGGAATAAATGCGATAATAATCTAAAAGTTTTATATTATGTTAGTATATAATATAAATGAGCGAATTTGAAAAGCATTTATTTAGCGCCTTTGAGAAAAAAGGTTTAGCGCCAAAAAGCGTTTCTCTTTACATGAAAAACCTGATTAAGTTGAACGGCGGAAAGCCATTGACCGACTTTAGATTTTTAGAGAAACCGGAAGCAGTCTACTCCAAAATCGCGCATTATGCCGACACAACCAAGCGATCCTTCATTATCGCAATCGTGAGCGCCCTGAATCTGGGTGGAACCACCACGAAGCACAAGAAACTTTACAATGCCTACTACGGGGATATGATGAATATGAATAAGAACATCAAGGACACGACTTCCAAGAAGACAAACGACGGATTGCCAAAGTGGGACGAAATCATGGAAAAATACAAAGGTTTAGGCGATAATGTGGATAAGATTGCCGAAGATCTGCCGAAAACATTGACTCCTCACGAATACGACGCCCTGCTGAAATACCTGATTGTGTCGCTTTATGTCTTACAGCCACCCCGCAGGAACGGCGACTACCTGGAGATGTTGATTGTCCCCACCTACGAGAAGAGCGACAAGAAGGCGAACTATTTGGATTTAGCAAAAATGGAATTCGTCTTTGAAAAATACAAAACAAGCAAGGCGTATGGCGAACAGAAGTTTCCCATCACCCCTGAATTGAAACAAGTGATTACCCTGTATCTGAAATACCATCCGACCATCCCTCGTGCCGTGAAAGGCAAGATCGCCATGAATCAGGACTTCGCCGTCCCCTTTTTAGTGTATGCGGATGGGAAACCCTTTACTGCGATAAATGCTATAACGCGTGTTTTGAATTCGGCGCTGGGGAAGGGGATCGGGAGCACGCAACTTCGGCATATCTATCTCACAAGCAAATACGGCGACGTTATGGAAGAGAAGGCGGAGGATGCTGAAGCGATGGGACATTCTGTCGGTCAACAGGGCGAATATATTTATAAAAACGCTAAATAATATAAAATTGAAAGCAAATAATATTCTACTATTATATGTATAAGACAACATACTTAAACAGAAATTATCAGTATATACCAAACATGGAACTTCAGATCACAGAAATCGCAATGCCCGCCAAGCGCAAGGTGAGTGAAGCAGCGAAGAAAGCACAAGCAAAATGGCGCGCTTCTCACGCCGAAAAATACCGCGAGAAATGCCGGACATATTCACATTTATACTATGAGCGACATCACGAGGAAGTGTTGAATCGCGCACGCTCGCGCAACCAGAATAAGAAGACTACTCCGAATGCGAGTGGGAGTGAATTGAGCGAGTAAACACTAATAGGTTTAGCGAATAATATATTTTTCTTTTGATAAATATATTAATCATAATGCCAAAGAGAAAGGATGAATTTGGGAACTATCAAAAACTCACACCACAGGAAGACGCTGGAGAGGCAGCAAAAATTCGTGAGTATCTGAAAAACTATTATGAAAGCCGGAAAGGGAGAAAAAAAGACATGGCTGAATGGCTTGACAGAAATGTTGAATCTGGTTCTAAATACATGTTTACAGCATTCAAAGACAAACTTGGGAGCAAATACGGGCAAGAAGATTCTACACGCGAAGCGGCGAATCTTAAAGATTTGAGGACTCCGGAACACGTGAAACAAGCCGAAAAAGAGGGGAAGTTGAAAGCAATCGCCGAGAAAATCAAGAGATCAAGCGCCGCCCGCAAAATAACGGCTATTATCCGCAAAGCAGCAGATAAGAAGAAACTCACCCGTGCTGAAAAGGCGTTGGTGGAAGATGAAATCGGGGAAATATGGAACCCTGACGATTTGCCGGACATTGAAGAGTTGTCAATAAAGGATGCCCCACAACCGGTAGATTCGGATAAAACATGTCCGCGAACACCCAACAAACCGACGACCAGCGTCCGCCAAACCAAGATGGCAATGCGTGGACCAAACCCGAATCGCAAAGGATGGAAACTGCCGCGCAAACCCTACGGGCATTCTCGCGAGGTGGTTGAACTGGAGGATGATCTCAATGACGACGAGATGAGGCGAATGACAAGCGAACTGCCGCGCAGATGTCTCGTTGAAGCAGTCAAGAGATGGGCGGACGAGCATAAAAAGATTGTTCTTCCAAGCATTACACGCGCAGACAAGGTGGAGATCGTTGCGACAATAAAAGAACACCGAATCCCGGTTCCAAGAATGGAAGGAGGTGGCTATTATGGCGATAAGATGCGTTGTGGTGGTGGTGAGTTTGACGACTGGATTGAAAATGAGAGGCGCACCACTCAACCCTACGAGATTGTGGGAGAGGGTGGAGCCGAACCGGTGGATAAGGATTTGTATGAAAAGGCAAAGGCGGAAGTCTATCCCAAATACGATAAGCCGAGCGCTTACAGATCGGGCGCATTGGTGAAACGCTACAAGGAACTCGGCGGCAAGTTCAAAGACACCGGTGGGAAACCACTCGCTCGTTGGTTCAAAGAGGACTGGAAGGATGTAGGTAATAAGGAGTATCCCGTTTATCGCCCCACGAATCGTATCACAAAGGATACACCCCTGACACCTGGAGAGATTGACCCCGAAAACATGGCGCTTCAAATCAGGGAGAAGCAGAAGATAAGGGGCAAAAAGAATCTGCCGCCGTTTAAAGGAAAGGGTGAAAATGACTGGGGTGGCGATGAGGATGTATACTACGATGAGTCAGGCAAAGAAATTAGCAAGGATGAGTATGAGAAGCAGTTCAGCGATGGGAGCGATGAGGAGATCCAATATCCGCCCCAGCCGCAGTTTGTAGGCGACCCGACTCAATTTAAACCGATGCCGTTTGACCCGAATAACCCGATGATGTATATGGGGTCGGGAAACAAGGACGACTATTTGAAGAAGGCAAAAGCGTTCGCCAAGAAAGCCGGATACAAGGACTGGAAAAATCTAAAATACGCGACCGATGGCGTCCATAAACTGGAACTGAATGGAGTCAAATTCGGGCGCAAAGGCTATGGCGATTTTATTGAGTATGGCATGAAGGAAAGTCCGCAAACGGCGCAGAAACATCGCAAGGCGTATCTCGCGCGAGCAACCAAGATGCCCGGCGAGTGGAAGGATGAACCAATGTCTAAAAACAACCTCGCAATCAAAGTTCTCTGGGGTGGATCGCCGTTTCACCATTTGAGGGGCGGATCCAAGCAGCCTGCCCTTCCGCCCAATGTGGATTTAGTCAGCAAGAAAGAAAGCCCGATAGTGGAAGAAATCATTGAGGAACCCATGGATGATGCGGATATTCGCGCATACTACCCCAACGCAAAGATTATGCGGTATTCCGATCTTAAGGACTACAAGACGATTACCCAACTTCTTCCAAAGGACAAGTCCTATGTTTTTCTGCTATACCAGCACTCGCCAAATAGCGGACACTGGGTGCTGCTTATGCGTTATGGAGGCACGATTGAATTCTTCTGCTCCTATGGATCGGCGATAGATGCGCCGCTGAAGTGGACGAATCCCAAAGATCGGCAGATGTTAGGAGAGGCGGTGCCCTATTTGACAAACCTCCTGCGCGCGCAGAAAGAGTTCAATGTCATCCACAATCCCGTAGCGTATCAGGCAAAAGGCTCTGACAAGGCGACATGCGGAGCGCACGATGTTATGCGTCTATCGCAAATGCTGAATCACGGACAAGACCTGACCGATTACTACGACTATATGACAAAGATTAAGAAGGAGAGCGGATTATCGTATGACGAGATTGTCGCGAACTTCGTTTCCCAACGATGATTTATCAGTATATGCGTGCGTTTATTTTCTCACGTATATATAAATGCGTTTTCCAAACATATTTAAGAAGATTGCGTCTTATTGGCATTCCTTTTGGAGCATGCCGGGCGCTGGCTGAACCAGAACCGCTTTGCTTCCTGCTGTGTTGCTTTCTCCCACACCTTTACCATGAAGGGGTATGTGAAGAGTTGTCTTGCGATATGTGTTATAACGGGCATCCTTATAACATATATATATATTTTTTTTATACTTGAAACGAAACTTCAGGATTTATTGCGCCAATGGCAATCCAATCTGCGGCTGGAGAACTTGCGACGAAGGACTGACTTGCGAATTGAGTAAGAGTTGATTTGGTGTATCCAGGGTCGTAATTCGCTTGTGTTCCTCCGTATTTGAACTTTCCAGATGATAATATGAATTGAGCGGAGGGATTAACTCCGAGAACTTGTCTAAATGTGCTTGTTCCTGGATTCGTTGTATAGTTTGCGACTAAACTATATGTTCCGAGAGATGGAGGGATGCCTACCACGAAACCGGTTCCACCATTTAAACCGATATTCTGGCTTGGATTAATACCTAAACTATCATTCCATGCTGGAGTGCTCGCGCCGTTTGGATTTCGCCAATAGATAGTAGTGGTTCCTGATTGTAGCGCTATGATGTCGTAATTCGCAGTTGGGGAAGCAGCGGGCGGGGTGGTTGGTAGAACGAATTGACAAAACCCGCCATAACTCGCGACTAAACTTGTTAGAGTGCCTGGCAATGTAAACGCGATACAATTAGCAGGACCGGGTGCGGTTGGAGGATTGACCTGACAAGCGGTAATATCAAGATACGCCGTGAATACTGGACTGCTTCCATAAATACATAAGTAATCGGGAGTCAGACTTGCTCCAACTCCGTAAATCGGACTTGTGATTGCTGAACCGGCGATCGGAATATAAGTGCTTGGATTACCCATAAAAATAAAATTAGATTGTGGTTGGTAGGGCGCAGCATAACCAACTTGCGAAAACTTTCCTCCTATGAAAAACTGAAAATCGCTGCCTTGTGGCTGAAGTTGATAAACACATGTTAGAAAATCCCCTGCTGCTAATGGAATACCAATGTTCTCTGATTGTAAGAATGCGGTTGTTTTGAACTCGTAATTGCTTTGCGCGCTTAATATATCATTTATGAAAAATTGAGACACGTTTTGAACCTCTCCTGCGGCACCCGGAATCTCGTTTCCGGTGATATAACAATTGAAGAATCCAACAAAAGTGATATATGGTTGTGTTAAACCAGAATTTTCATAAAAATTAACACTAACCGCTGATATGACTGCTGCGCTTTCTGGTGTATTAGGGTCATTAAAACCAACACCTTTGACCCCATTTGAATCAACTAAATCGCTAATAGTATAATCAAAATCATTGATAATCGCAAGACACCAGCATATTTTCTCATTTGCGAAATCAATAGAACCAGCAGTAATAGGTGCTATTCTATTAAAACTTCCATATACATACATTTCAGGTCGTTCATCGCCGGGACTATGCTTAAAGAATTGAAATCCTGAAATCCTTGCCGGGTCAGAGAGGATATAAGGAGGATTGCCAGGATCCGGGTCATCAAACTTCCAGTATACATAAAATTCTGTAGGAGCGCCGGTTGCTTTAATATATGTTCCATTCGCGCCAAGCGGGGGTAGAAGTGGATTGTATATATATCCCGCCGTCCCGATTTTTCCAGTATATTCATGTGTAGGCGTGGCGGGTTGCGTTGACGCTCCGCTTGTAAAACCTATCACATCAGCATTATTATCCAAAAAACCGGTTGTATTATCCCACTCCCACGCTGGGACATCTTGTGTTATGAGAATCATGGTGTCATTCGCGGTTGCCGGTGGGGCTATTGTAAGCGGGGTTATGTTTGAACTATTCCGATAGATGATAGGTGCGCTTCCTGAACCCTGTGGTTCCCATTTCAACCCCGACGCCTCTCCTGGAGCGCTTGTAAGCACTAAATCTCCGACCAATGGTGCGGTTAAAATGACACCAGTATTCGCACCGGTTCCAACCACTAAATCACCCTTCGCCGCAAAAGCAATTCCGATCTTGGGGTCAGTAGCGCTGGCTGGGGCGGTGGTGGATACAACCAGAGGATTATTCGCGAGGACAGACACACTATCAACACCACCGGGCGCAACAGCAGCGTATTCTAATGTGCTGCCGTCAGTCTTCACTCGCAAGAAGTTTCCAGCAGCACCTTTCGGTAAAATCGTGCCTGTATTCGCACCCGTTCCAAGAGGCAAATCACCAGCAGCAGCAAAAGCGATTCCAATCTGCGGTGTATCTGGACCTGGATTGCTATTATTCACATACCCTACATTATTCGCAGCAGCGCTTACACTATTCACACCACCACCAGGCACAACAGCAACGTATTCTAAACCTGTGCCGTCAGTCTTCACTCGCAAGAATGTTCCATTCGCGCCTTTCGGTAATACAGCACCGGAGGTTGGTGCCCCAGTGCCGACAAGCAGATCGCCTACCGCCGACATGCCTAAATTAACTTGAGGATTCGCAGAAGTCCCTGTTTTTATTAGACCTGCGCCTACATTCACACTATTTACACCACCTGGACCTGGCGCACCACCAAAGCATAGTTCGGGCTCTTGCCCGTTATATACTGCTAAAAGAGATGCTGCTGACATTGTTTAGTCTTGTATTTAATATAACACAAGATTAAATTACACTAAAGTTGCCGTATAATTTAGGAGAAGGCGGCAGGGTTCAAAGCAATCCAATAATTAACACCGCCGACTTGGATTTGAAGTTGTTTAGTCGCACCTGAATAGTTAGGGATTTTAGCACCGGCGGCAGTAGAAGTAATATCAGTGAATGCTGTGCCGAGAGGAACAACATTGAGTTCTCCACCGACGCCATCAAAATTGAGTTCAAGAACACCGGCAGAGGCTTCCACCTTACAACCGCCAGTAGTGGCGATAAGAGAAGCGCCGACAGGACCGACGACAGATACGCCCTGACCTGCGCCACCGGCGAGAGTTAAAAGAGCAGTAGTAGGACCAGTAATAGCATCACCAGTTCCAAAAGTGAGATCGCCTAAAGCGGTCATTGCGATATTTCCTGCTGCGGCGCCAGCGCCGAGAACGGCGGCAAGATTGGGGGTTGCGCCAGGACCGGCGGTAGTAAAGGCAAGTTCGGGATCTTGCCCGTCGTAGACTTTGAGAAGAGAAGCAGCAGACATTTTGAGCGGTTATAATATATCCTAACAAAATAAATCGGCGAAAATGTCGCTAAATAAACTAACGCTAAATGTTTCATGGTTGATTTTAACTAAAAGAACCGACCCCTTGACCGATAATAGACCAAAATGTATTAGTGGCGTCGCCTATAAATTGTTGTGAGACATTTCTCGTGCTGATTGTGTAATTAGCGTAAGATGTATTATCATATTTGAATGAACCACTAAAGACGCATGAATGAGGAAGGGTTGTATGTGAGCGGACATACGCCCCACTATCTCCTATTACCTTCCATTCACTATTCCAATAATTAACACCAGTAAGAGACCCGCCTTGACCTATTTGTCCCAACGAAGTCCATACTTGATAAGCACTACTGACGTATAATGTATAGTCAAACCCAATCAAAACATTTTGTCCGTTATAAAATCCATATTTATAATATTGAGGAAACCCCCCTGTGCTTTGATTTGTATCACTCCAATTAAAAGGGTTTGCTTCTTCTATATATGCGTTGTAATCTTGTGTCGCTCCACCAATTGAAGTGAATGTTCCAGAAATTAATAAATTGCCATTGAATGAAGGTTTAATATTATATACATACGAATTGAGATTACCACTCGCCACTAAACCCATAGGGTTCCAAACATTTAAACCATTATCATAATAAGCACAATAAGCGGCGTATTGTGGTCCAAACGTTATATTAACTGCTTGGAACTCACCTCCTATAAAAGTCCAATTTAGAAAAGCATTAAAATATAACGTATAAACTGGACCATCTGTTCCACCAGCATAATCGCTGACAACTTGACTTCCTTGCGGTGCGGAGGGATTTGATATTAAACCTATACGTCTAATAGCGACTGAACCAACTTGGTTTTGTTGAAAGTTCCCACCACAGAGCACCTCACCATTTACCTCTTCTATACAATAAACTTGACTACCACCCTCAAACCCTCTATTGAGGTTCCCACTATCTTCAATAGGGTCAAATAAATAAGTGGAGATATTAACCCTCGTAATACTATATTGTGGCGTAGCATTTGTTCCATTAGCATCTTTTATAGTATCAAATAGTCCTCCAATCCATACATATCCAGAAGCACTTTTAATGACATTTATAACTCCATACCCTCCACCATAAGATAGTTCTAATGTTGCGACGAATGAGGTGATAGTATTGTTCCATATTTGTATATTCCCCGTCCCTTGTTGTGCCAACCACACATTTTGATTACCATCTATATAAAAAGCAGAATACCCGCTATATACATTATTGCCGTAATCGCTCCATGAGTTCGGATCCGTCAAACCTAAATTGTTAAGTGTTAGACGCTGATAAGTCGTCAGTGGAGGACCGACGCTGACACTATTACTATTATTATTACTGGTATAAGTATCAGCATAATATTTCACATTAGAAAGATTAGTTGTAAGGGTTGTTCCTGCTCCTCCCGCTTGCTGTATTTGAATGCCGTCCGCTTGTGCGTTGCCTCCATACAGAGATAAGGGAGCAACAGAAGACCCAACTGAAAATGTGGTTGCTCCTAATGTTTTAATAATAGATGTAGGGTTCATTACGACTTTATTAGTAGATGTTTCCACACTAATACTCGTATTAAATAAGTTTGCCTTCGTCGTAGGTGTTGCTTGAACTGATGAAGTAAAACCCAGATTTCCATTCATGTTTGCTTGGTTTGTTCCGCTTGAGAGGGTGATATTACTTGTTGAACCAGTAATGTTTTGAGTGCCGAGATTGAGAACACTTGTGAGCGGATTTAACACAGATACGATAGGAACAGAAGCAGTTCCAGCGACGCCGATATTTGAACCTGCGGTTATTGTAGTTGGAATGCCTTGCGGTCCTGTTGGTCCTGTTGCTCCCTGCGGTCCTGTTGCGCCAGTTGCTCCCTGCGGTCCTGTTGCTCCTGTTGCTCCTTGTGCGCCAGTTGCGCCAGTTGCTCCCTGTGGTCCTGTTGGTCCTGTATCGCCCTGCGGTCCTGTTGCTCCTGTTGCTCCTTGCGCGCCTGTTGCTCCTTGCGGTCCTGTCGGTCCTTGCGGTCCAGGCGGTCCTCCACCACCCGCATTCACCCATTCAACTCCCAGTCCATTCAACGCTCCACTATTCGCCTGTAAAATATAAGAGTTAGTTCCAACTGGAAGTTCTTTGGTGCTTGTTCCATCACCAACCAACATGCTTCCTTTTGTTTGTGCGCCTTTGAGTGTTAGATTGTTGACTGGAAGGATCGCGAGATTACCTAACCCTCCTGCGCTTTGAATTAAAGATGAATTGAAACTTTGGATTGTGCCGAATGGTGCCAAGATGTCAGCGCAACCAATATTGCCGACATTCGTCATTGATTGTGGAGCGCCGCCAACTGGATTTCCACCATCACCGCTGACTGCGAGAACCGCACCGAGACCTGCTGATGCGGGGAATGGATAAGGGTTAGGTAAAACACCATCCACAATTTTTCCGTCTTTGAGTATGTTGCTGATTGACATTTTATACAATAGGGTTATATTTTTTTATTTAATTCTCGCCGTATAATATACAGATCGCATTTAGCAATATGCCCCGACGACGAAGTAAAAAACAGCAACGTTTACAGGGTGAGGGATTCTGGGATACAATTACATCATGGGGTCGCACTCTACGAGATTATCCTAAATTGATTGTAGATGGACCTAAACCTGCTCCACCCGGTTCAACATCCTCTGAAGGATTACCAGACAAGTCTATTTTGAAAGACATTGCCGACAACTCTTATAAAGGCACCAGTGATGAAATGAAAGGCATTCCAGGATACACTCTTAAATTCAAATCACCCACGCTCGTCATCTATCAGAAGGACGGCGAGAATGTGATGGTGATCGGTGTGCGAGGCACGGCAGACTTCCGTGATTTTCGTGCCTGGTTCAGCACCGCATTCAATGTCATTCCCGATTCACAGCGGTTCAAGGAAGACATTGCGGAGATTAGCAAATTTCAGCAACAATATCCATTGTCGGCGTATACCTACTATGCGACGGGGCATTCTCTCGGAGGAACACTTATAGATG